AACTCATTTATTGTACTGTCTTTAATATTTAATGTATCTGTTTTTATTTTCTCCGGGTAATCAAAAAGTTGGTATATTATAGACTCATCTTTTTCCGGATCGCCTGTTGTTAGGTGCCATGCCAGAAATTTATTTTCTTGTATTAATTTTTCTAGTTCAGACAAGACCCTTTTCTTTGTTATATATTTAAAGCTCTTGTCCGATATTACTAGTTCGATATTGTATTTAACAGGATTTTTCAGCTTACCCAAGTACGTTATTCCAAGTCCCATTTCTAGTTTGTATTTTGACATAAATGATATGTTCATAATGATTCCTAGGTGTGGAATAATAACTCCCCTTCTATTAATATCCCAATAACTAAGTTCTGTCATAGTCTACTCAATCTTTTATCTAATTCTTTTTCTGTCATACTATTAGCCCTTAACGTATCATTTATCAGGCTATCATCTATTTCCACTGTATCTGTATTAAGTATTTTTTCCTTAGGTAGTTCTGGATATTCAGGTGGTTCTTCTGTCAACTCTGTATATAGTAACCTATCTGAATAAACACCATTCTTCATGTAATCTAGATAAATATCAATAATACCTTCCTTTCTTAGATATTTAGATACAAGGACATCTATCGATATGTAGTAATCCTTAGGTACACGCAAATGGCGACCTTTAAGTATATATCCAAATACATTCTCTAATATATTATACTGAGACCTAACAGGGATAATAATCTTAGCTGAAAGATTGTCACTTTCTGCGTTTTTGTAGTATAGTATTGTTACCCTCACGATGGCTTTGCTCTCCTCCAATAAACTATTTCTACTTTAATTATAACTTTTTCATAATACATTCAATAATAAGGAAAAGAACGGATAGTAGTTTTACCTACTATCCTAATTTTATTTTCCCGACTATATCATAGATATCTACCTCTTTTACTTGTAAATATTCTCTTCCCAGTATTACATATGGATTATCAGGGTATCTATCAAGCTTTTCTTCCTCACTTATCTTGAGGACGTAACGCATTTTAAGTATACTAGCTGTATCTGGTATTAAGTTTTCTAATTCCTTCATTACTGTTTTGCTAGTTAGTACTTTCTTTGTGGGTATACAAAATCTTATATAGTTGTTAACAGTCTTATTACCATTACACACAGATTTTCTGATACCTGAAAATAATCCCGTTCCACAAGTAAGTTTATATATACTGTTAGTGACTGGAATTTCTACTGCTGCTAATATCTCCTCTACTGATATACCTGGGTACTTAACTAGTTTATAAGATACTTTAACTTTGATCTTTTTCATCCTTCTTAGTATAATACCAGAATGTACCAACCTGAGCACATGTAGATATTAGCAGGATACATAGTACTACCATGATTATTGTATTATCATCATCTGAGTCTAATTCCGGCTCAAGGTAGTCAAAGTCTCTAAAATCCTTCTTCTTCCATAGTCCAATATTCTCTCTAAGGAACCAATGAAGCCTATCTAAGTCAAGCTTCTTCTGACTCTGTAAGAATAATTTGCATCTAGTGTCAAGTGTTATATCGTCTTGCCAAGAGAAACAATCAGCCCACTTAACTTCATGCGTAGACTTATCAATCCCTACACAGATAACAAGTTCATTCTTATTACCACCTTGCCAATAGTTCTTTTGTTCTTCTGCAATTTCTGGACCTTGACCTTCCTTAAATACTAGTACAAAAACTCTTATCTTCTTTCTGCTTCCTTCTCTAGCATTGAAGTTTGTAAATTTCTTAATAACTTCTTTGCCCGGATTAAAGCCTAAGATTGGATTTTGTTCTTGTTCATACATGTTAGGACCACTGATACTTGGATAATCGAATAAGCCAAGTAATTTTGCCTCCTCCTTACTTACATCTCTTAGTCTAAATGCCGTCTGTGTTCCTTTTATTTTATTTACGTATGGCATTTCTAAGGAGTAAGTTATCAAGTGTTGTTCTAGTTGATCCCAGTAATATTCCTGCGCATCTCCATCTACTGTATAATAGTTTCTGTGCATGTCTACAAAAACCGGCTTCGTATTCCACAGGGTCTTAATACTGTCGAAATACTCCTTGCTCGTGTAGATTTCATTACCACCATTATCAACTAGTATCCATCTCTCTGGGTGATACTCGACGTAGGAACAATCATAAGTTTCTGTCCTAGTATTTCCCCTAGAATCTCTGATCATTCTAGTACAAGTTCTGTGTATATATTCGTTCCATCTATCTAAGTGTCTGATCTTAGAATAATAGAAAGACCAATACTCCGTATCAGATATCTTACTATACCTAATTGTGTGATCCATTGTAAATATCGTGATCACAGTTAGTATAGTGGGAACCGTTAAGAGCATCAGATATAGTACGCCCCTATCTTCGTCTCCTAGGTTTAACTTTTTATTCTTTCTAAAATACCAATATACAACATTAGCTGCAATAATTGGTAATAGTATTAGTAAGTAAATCATTTCTTTAGATTATTTTTTATTATACTAATTATTCTATCACTATCTAATCTCATCTTATAGCACTTATTGTAGACGTCACTGTTCCCTCTCCAATTGTAAGGCCCTATACAAAAACCGGATCCTGTACCACTAAGTGTTTTCTCCAACGCACAATACACACTCTTTTCCGTTGGATGTTTTTTGTTATTGAATTTAATAGTAACTTTATACCTAGAGTATACGGGTTTTCCTTTAAACATTTCAGGGGAGTGACCCTCAAGAACAGCCCTACCTTTAATTATTCCAAAGTTAAGCTGGAAGTCTAGGTCTATCAGAAAATCTAAATTCACTTTATATGGATAGTGTGGTATAGTTTCCGTAAGGTAGTATGTTCCTAGTATTTTCATTTCTTAAACAGATCAACTTTGCCATCTTCTACCTTATTCTCCATAATGCCTTTAGTGTAGGTGCTGCTGATCATTTCATATTTCAGCATCTTATTCTCTACAAAAAGCTAGATGGGAATGTCTGTACTAGGTTATTATGGACTCTCACAATATCAATGATTTCAAGTTGTGCGTTTAAGAATTGTCTCCTCTGCACTTCGATCGTAACACTAAGATCCTTGTATAGTTCATTACTGAATTCTGGATTTTGTTCTTTTATCCAGTTAAACAAGACCTTATCATTTTGATCGTATCTTTTGCTCATGATATGGTTATAGATAGAATCAAACTGGCTTGCATATTCTTTTGTTACGCCCGCCTTAGATTCTAGTACTTTCCACATATTATCATGGACACCTTCGATCTTAGATAATTGCATGTCATACTGATTAACTAACCTCGTCTGCTCATTCTTATAGTTTACTTTCATAACGAGTAAGATAATAGCAGTACAAATAATAACTGCACCAATACTGATTAAAATTGTTTTTGAAATTCTCATAAATATAATTAATTAAACTGAACTCTGTATTAATTTTCAACTATAAGGGGACTAGGGCGTCATGTGAGAGGTTCTGAATGCCTTAATAGTGTAATCAAAAGAAAAATTTAAATATGAGAAAATTTAAAGTTAGTGAAAGAGTAGAATTTATTGATAAAAATCCAGGAAGTACAGGACTAAGTCACACAAGCACCTATGAGATTGTAGGTTTTGGACAGATGAAGGATTCCCAACATAACTGGATCAACGCAGTACTATACAAGGCAGTGGGACATGAAACAGTTTACGTAAGAGCAGAGGAAGACTTCAATATCAAATTTAAGCTTGCAGATGGACAAGCCTAGATTCCTTATAGTTGAGCATATTTGTTATCTCAATAAACATTTATAACTTGATTATGTAGTAGTTCGGTCGGGAGACTAGGATACTACTTTTTTCCGTCTATTTTGTCCTAAATCCCTTATTATTGTATGAGTATTAAAAAATTCCTTAAGAGAAACAAGACAAGTATCTTGTTAACCGCAGGTATTGTATATCTGTATCTAGAGAGTAAGAAGACTATGAAAGAGAATGGTCGTCTTCGTGGAATAATCGAAAACCAGAACGATGAGATCAAAGGTTACAAAAGAGTAACAGAGAGAATGATCTTCAATGCTGGAAAGAATTCACGAACACCGATCTAATATAGTCAAGTTATTAACAAATTAAATCAATCAAAGAAAATGGAGAACAAGGAAATTTTGTACAAAGCAGTTGTAGAGACTGTTAAATCGGAAAGCAATGAAAATGTAGCTGACCGTAAGTTAATTTTAGAAGCAGCTGGAAAAGCTTTAAACCAGTTCGGAATGGATAGTTCCGGTAAATATAGACTTGCTGAGTTATTGATCAGTGAGTTAAAGAGTAAAAATCTCTTAGTATCTGAGAAGACTGAGGGAAACATAGAGAAAGAGGTAGGACGTAGAAAACAAGAAGTCTACCTCATTCAGTATGGCAAGGCACTCGAATATTTAGAGGGTCTTACTAAGAAAACTAGTGGCGAAGTAATATCGCTCACTAATAAAAACAAGAAAATCCGTGATGCTAGAGTAAGTCTAGAGAAGAACGGATATAGCAAGGCGGAGGCAAAGAAGATCTCCACCGTTACAAAGAAGCAGGCCGAGAGGTTAGAACAGCTTCTGAGGTTTGTGATAAATAAATGTACAAATCGAACAATCACATTTACACAGTTGAGAGAATTGTGGGGTGTTAGCTATTTGGATGAGAAACAGTTAGAAACTATTAAATCATCCTTAAAGGCGTATGGTGTAAACTTTTTCTACACCATTACAATCGATGGAAGGTCAAAGGTACTAACACTATCTAATGACCCAATCGGAACACTAAAGTCACTTGCTGAGATGGCAAAGGACTTATTTGGTGTAAAGATAGATACCAACATAAAGAAACCGTCTATGAACGATGGTAGAAGATTAATTAAGGTATCAGAGAAAACAGTTGGTAAGGCAGAGTTCATAACAGATCATGTTAAGGAGCTTATGTTTTACATTGGCGGTATTCTTGTACTTGAGAATAGAGCCGTAGACGTTGATGCTATTATATCTATCTTAGGTAATAATAGCTATCGAGGACTTAAAGAAACTCGTGAGAGTATCTTTGAGGTAGTAAAAACTTATCCTGAATACTTCGCGAGAAGCATTGGGAATAAGAACTGTATCGGATTTAGTTCTATTAAGAATTCATCCGAGATCTGGGAAGAACTGAAGAATAAGTTCAGCCCAGTTAATGACAAAGTAGAGTTCGCATGGCATATAGGAAGCGGGTTAAGTCTTGAAGAGATTCAGGAGTATTTCCCAGAGTCCTATAAGATTAGACCTGAGGCGAACATTGTGGTAATTAAGTTGACAAAGAGTGTAGAGGACTTACAGAGACTTGCACTACTGTCATTCAAATTCCGCAAAGAAGATTTCGCAATTCAGCTAGATAATGTAGAAGAAAAATTAGCTGCAGAGCGAAAGATGTTGGAGACAAGAACAAAGAGGGTGTTTAACCCTAAGACTAATAGATGGATCGGTCTTGACGAGTCTGATATGAGACTTAAAAATGATCGTGTTATCTATGAGATAGAGAAACTATAATATTGTTGTCGTCCACGATAGCGGCTTACTGGTTCGTGAAGGATCGGTAAGCCCATTTTTTTTCAATCCCTTACCCTAGATTCCTTAATTATGAGTATGATAAATTTTAAGATAGTTAGATCAGATAGGTATTGTAGAGAAGGAAGACCTAAATGTAGAAAGAAGTTTGGTAGAAAATTAGTAAGCGATGATATACGAAAACTACCCATGAGAACTTACTCGATGTGGTACAGAGATAAAGATCACTTCGGTTCATATTGTAAGCCTGAATACGCAGAGACTATTAAGTTTCTATATTCTAGGATAGGTAAGGACTATAATGATACTTACTCAGAGATTATTAAGAGGCTAGGTAAGATAACAGTGAAGAACTATGTATTCAGAAGGGACTTACTCAGGACGGTACAGAAAAATGATGTAGTACTTAGTAGTGTATTTAGGTATAGAAAACCATCAAAGAGTCATTACGGGTTTTACTTAGATGATCATGGTATACTTAGATATAGCATGTATTATTCAATCAATAGGAGACCAAGTAATAGAAAAAGATCAGAGACACAAGAAAATATAGAGTCTTATGATCCAGTTGAGGTATATAGTGCACGACCAATCTATAAACAGCAAAGTTGGATTAGACTGAAAGATAAATATTATGTTCAGACATTCATGGACGGGCTTATTGTGCCTGAGAAATTACCAGTCTATGCAATTGGACTGTCTTCTATGTACAGTAATCGAGGAACCTTACCTGGCGCACTTAGGATGTTTGAACCAGTTATGATATCAGGGATTGGTTATTATCACAGAATTACAAACCAATACAGAGATACAACAACAATAATATTCTTAGTAAAAACAAAAAATATAGAAAAATGGAGAAAGAAGAAATCTGCAGAGTAGTAGAGAATTCAGAGATTGGTAGGTATATATCTAGGCCTGACCTGCTTAATATTCTTGAGGTAGAGAAGGACAATCTCGAAAAGCTAACAGAACCAGATCTCAAGTTTATGATTGAGAACAGAAAACTAAGAAATCCTGAACTTATTGGATTCTTGAGTCTCTTATGTCCGCTGGTAGGGAGAAGTTATTTTTATGAAGCGAATAATAAGAGAGATGCAGAGTTACTAGATAATTCATCAGTCTTACTTTATGCACTTCTGATGGGTACCTGCACTGCGATAGACATTGTTCATCACGCACCGATAGTATGGGCCATTGTAGTAGTATTTAACTTAGTAGTGTCGGTCTATACAAGATACTGCACAAAAGTAACTAACACTAAATATTTTATGGCCAGTTGTTCGGTGCTAATAGACAACAATGGAAGTGACGCAGTGAAAGATTTTATCAAGAACCAGGAGAGACCATAAAGAGGAACGAAAGAAAAAGTAGTAGAAATTAAATCTACTACTTTATTTTTTTTTATTCACCACCTAAGGTCTTCATCATCTCTTCAAACTGCTTCTTCTGTTGATAGTCTGCAATTTCCTGCTGCTTTTTCGATTCTATATCAAGTGGATTAATGCTCCGCTTTGTATTTTCATAGAACCAAGAAATAGTCTGTCTCACTGCCATCTCTGCAATATCTTTATCCTCCTCATCAATCTCATCACCCCTAAAGAATGCACAATGGTCGGTCATAATAAACTCAAATTCAAAAGGAAGATCCTCTGAATCAAGCTTACAAAGTACTGCATGCTTACCTCCTTCTAATGTTGGTATCTTATCATTACCGTCTAGGAAGTAGGTTTTCCACTTGTTATAATCTAGGTAAGGAATTCTGACCTCTAAGTTAAACTCATTCTTATAATCAGGTTCCTTGTCAAGCCCTTTATACTCTACATTATTTACGTTATTGTCGCCGTAGAATATTCTAAGCTCTGGACAAATCTCTTCTTCCCAAAGTCTATCTAGCGCCTTATAACCTGATCCGCTAAACATGAGAACCAATCTATCTGCACTGTCAACTGCGATAAACTGACCATCGAATAGGAAACAATTACCTGGCTTTAATTCTGATAAGGCGCCTAAGAAATTCCTATCTTCGAACGTTCTACACTTAACTCCGTTTTCATCTTGTACCTCCTTATATTCAATCTCTTCACAGTCAGGACCAAAGTACTTATTCCACTCGTCCTTCTCTGTTTCTATGATTGACTTCTTAGGGAACTTACAGATATCCCACTCAATGATAGAATTTAATTTTTCTAGGATGTCTGGTTGATCTAATTTTGCAATCCCCTTATTACATCCACACTTGTACTTATTCTTTAATACTTCAATTACCATTACTTAATCTCTTCAAAAATTACTGGACTAGTTATACCTCCTTGATGTTCTGGTAGTATTAGTTTTCCACCATTCACCATTGCCTGACCTAACGGAGAATCACTTACAAAATACTCACCAAATCCTGATAGCACTGACTTGATTCTTTTCCTTGTCCGCTTCAGGTCCTCAACAAGTTCTTTCTTCTTCTTGGCATTTGTTTCTGCTAACATTGATTCAACTTTGTAGAGAGTTTGATCTATTGGTTTGATCACCTCGTCATACAGGCTTCTCTCTACTAGATTCTTCTCTTGACTCACACCACCTGGATATGTAATCTTGTATCTTTTCATTATCTAATATTGTTTCTTGTAACAACAATACCTATCTTACCAACTGGATTATAGGTAATCTGTACTAGTGTATTCTTCTTTAACTTTTCAAGATCTTCACCACCATATTTTAGGTCAAGTTTGACAGGCTTCTTACCTTGCTTGATTAGGACAGTATGACCATCCTTACCCTTGTTTTCTATGCTGATAAGATTACCAACATATGGTGTGAATTCCTGGTACTTTTTACCTTCGTTCTTTAGGTAGAAGTAACCACCTACTGCAGCCAGAACCTCTAGACCTACAAGTGCCCACCATGGTATCTTTACTACTATACCTATTGCCACTATTACTACCATTGCTG